GCACCAAACTCAGCGTTCATATCTACTTCGGATACCCATTCTTCTTTGATGTCAATGACACTCATAACCACTCCTTAGGTATAGTTCCTTCTGCCCAGACAAAACCTTGTCGGTCTGCCCACTCACCACAGGTCATCTTAGACCCATCCTTTCTTTTCTTAGCACCCTGAATAGTAGCACTAGCCTTCTGAAATACAAAGCGCACATCCAACTCTGGATACTGTGCCTTGACTGCCTTCATCTTGCGCTGACTATCCTGACGTAGGTAACCCTTGAGTTCTACAATCATACTACCGATAGCTAAGTCAGGGATGTAGTGACGCTCCACATGGTAGGCCAGTTTCTCTGGCTCGTATACATATGGAACGCCACGTTGGTTTAAGTCCTCAATGACCCTTGCCTCAAAAGTCCCCTTGGTCATCTGAAGTATCCGCTGATGTTGGATCAAAGTCTTCCTTGCTATCGTCCTTGGCTACAGCGTTGGCTACATAACCACCCTCGACTGCTTCCAAACCACCTGTATCTTCCTTGTCTTCTTCAAGTTTAATAATCTGTAGCTTCTGGAAACGTAGAGATACACCCACCTGCTTGGTACTCTGCATCATATAAGGATATGGCTCTAGCACAACCTTAACGTGTGAACCACGAGTGACTTTGATAGGTGATGTAATAGGTTGTAGACTTGCATCAAACACCGCTACCTTCTGTGTGTAGGTAGTGCCATCCTTCTTCTCAATGATAGGCTTTAACTTAGCCTTGAATAAGATGTCACCTGTTGGTGTTCCGTTAGCATCTCGTGCAGGAGAACCTGCTTTGTTTATGGACAGGGAGTCAGCAAGTTGTGTCTTCTTATTTGCTGGTGCTTCCTTGATAACCTCATCCAGCTTCTGAATAGAAAGCTGGTCTAGGTATTCACATAACTGTTCTGCTCGTTCTTGTTCTACTACAATGGCTACATCATATACACCATGAGGCTTATCAAAGCTGGTGTTAGGTTCAAAAGGATTGCACCATGCAGTAGTACCTTCGATAGTAATGTTGCTTAACTTTTCCATACATTAAACTCCTATAGTATGTATTGTATGTTTTACTTTTATGTTACGGCTATAGGTCAACTTTAGAAATTATGCAAAGAAATACTGGGAGTCCAGCACCCTTGCTAAGTCTAAGCTACCCTTAGTCGGTGGCTCTGGTATTGAACTGTCACCTAGTACAGTGACAGCGTGGTCACGTAGCTCTTGTAGTACATCATACTTCTGATACATATCTACAAAAGCTTCGCGTAAAGTGTGGCTCATAATACCCATGTTAGGACTGTGTGTCCCATAGCTGTCATGCACCATACTAAAGTCCATCATGTTAGTGTCCAAACATTTGTTAATGGTGAACGTCAGGGCTGCTGCATCCAATGAATGAATGAAGTTAGGACTAGCCCCTGTTGAGATACGAGAACGATTAACACTGTCCTGTAACTCTTGTTGATAACTAAGGTACACCAAGTTACCATCAATGTGTGTCTTAATCAATCTCTTTTTTGTATTGTAGTACGGCTGTACCACAAGGAAGTTAGTAGGTGTGATCCACTCCATGTGCTGATTGGCTGCACCATAGTGTGAACCAACTGTCTTAACGTAGTCCATCACCTGTCTTGCTGAAGAGATAGTCTCGTTGATGCCCTGCCACACATGCTTGGCTAGGTATACACCGACACCAAATAGGTCATCACCAAAGGGATTGGGTACACCCTTCTTGGTTATCTTATCAGCGATAGCATCCTGTATGTACTCACGACAGGAGTGTTGCGTACCTGAGTAGGGTACAATCATCACTGGTCTCTTGGTCATTGACCTGTCGATACCAAACTCAAGGCACTTCTTAGCAAGCTCATTACCCTGCTCTGCATCAGCAGTAATAAGGGATGTTGTCCTAGCTGCTACATCTGAGTAGATGTCAGAGGGTAGGTCACTAGGTATAAGGTTCGTAGCCCTACCACCCTTCTCGTCTTGAAGGATAGCTGATAGGTGTTGCAGTCCATTACAGCTACCATCAGCAGCACACGGTAGGTGAGTGTAGTACCCCCAGCCTTCACGCAGTAGACCATACCACTCAAAGCACCAGCCAAGGAACTGCCAAGGCTTGTCTGCTGTAGTCCACCACATATAATCTAGCGGGTTCTCAGCACACCTAACGATGTCATCCTCATTGTCCCATGCCCACTGAATACGATCAGTGAAGGACACCTTGTCGTTACCAAACAGGTTGGCTCCGTGGATAGCAAGCCACTCTGCGTCCTCGTAGTTATTGATAGGGAAACCATTGTTAAACAATAACAATGCCTTACCCCAGTCAGCCACCTGTGGTGACATGAAGGACTCAACAGGATACTTGCGTGACCTGAAGTCTAGCTGCCATACAAAGTAAAACTCTGAGTGTTTAGCATACTCTTCTGCTATCTGTAACGTCCTCTCTACCTGTATCCTGCGTGACATAGACTTGCCGTTGTGTGAATAGATACGGCTGCGGTTCTTAGCCCAGTCCTTGTATGTGTTTCTCTCCTCATCACTCAAGTCTTGTGGGTCTTTGTCGAATGGGTAGGCTGGTAGGTCTAGGTCAAACCTAGGTGGTAGGCCAGCCCACTCCTGTCCACTGTCCCATGCCTGACGCATGACCTGTAGTACCTGAGTATCAATAGTCCAAGGTGTACGCTGCAAACCATTGACAGCCTTGTACTCTAGGGTCATGTCCTGCTTGGACAGTCGGTCTAAGTATAGCTTACTACTCTGTTTCAATGTACCCTCACTAATGGTAAGTCGTTGATAACCTCGCTGTGGTAGCCACCACCTACTACCCCTACCCAATCCTTAGGTGGAATAATTGAGGGTGCATAGCGTGGACGCCTAGTCTCTTGGTATAGGTTGAACTTTCTAACCCAGTCAAGAGTGTCGGGCGTAGCCTCAAGGTAGGTGACTGTCTTATTGTTGCGTTGTCTATGCTTACTTAGCTTGACCAACCCTGTCTTGACAATGACCTTATCTATAAGCCGCATACCTACATGAATACGTTCCTCGTTAGTCCATTCAGTCTCCTTCTGTGGTGTAGAGTTTAGCTTGTGAACCAAGCCTTGTCTCTTGTGTAACTTACTACTCTTTTCATTAGCCTTCTTGATAAGCATTGATGCTGGTTTACCATCTGAGATAACCCACTGGGTTAGTCTCTTCTGTAACTCTACGTTCATACCTACTATACGAGCTACCTTTGTTAGTGTGTAATGCTTGGACACCTCGTCAACTACAGATACTAGCGTGAGATAAGCAACCTTATGTGCATCCATGTCGGCTAATTTTTTCTTGGCAATATCTCTGTTAGATGTACTGTCCTGTACTATATCAGTTACACCCTCAGCCAAGGCATTAACCACACCAGCTATAGCTGCTCTGCCGTGCTGCGTACTGCTCTCAATACCCTTCTCCTGTAGCTTGTTTGTATTGTGTTGATACCTATCAACCCCTGCCTGTAGCATTTCCTTTTCTAATTGTATCTGATCGTCTAAGGTTGGCACGTTTTTCCTCCATGATATTCTGTATAGAACAGATCGTTACAAATAGTATAAGTATGAATGGAAGTAAGCCTATGATTGCTATGCCTATCTCAACACCATCCATCTACACATACCTCTGCTCGTTATCATCCCACTGCTTACCTATGATAGGCTCTTGTTCCTCTGTCCACTCAGCTAGACAGCCAATACAGAACCACTCAATCAATCCATCCACTGCAATCAAAGCCTCTGCTTCGCAATCATTGCAGTATGGACAGGTCTTAAAGCCCATGCTCATACCCCTGCCTCCTCTTTGACACGCATTAGTTTACCTGCTGTATACCCATGCTTGAACTTGATCCAGTACTGTGCTTGTGCATCCTCATCGTACTGGTTGTCGTACTTCACAGCGTGATAGCCGTTGTGATATCCCATGACATAGGCATCATCGTACTTGTTACGTGTTAGCTGGTGCTTGTAGTTAGGCATCGTAGTTACCCCCTTCATCTAATACCATTGATATTCGTAGTTGTAATTATACTCAGCATCAAGCT